ATTATAGGTTCATATATTTGTGCCAATTGTGCCAACTATTTAAATTCTTTTTATATACTAATTTTTCTATTGTTACAGGCGAAGCCGCCAAAAATTAGTCTTCAATAAACGACTCAATGTCGTAATGGACAAGCTCATTATTCTTGATGTTCCAAAACTTCCATCTGTCTTGACTTAACATGTCTAAGTCAGGTACTACGTTACAGAAGATCCAAATATTCGGACAGTCAAATATTTTTTCTGTAAATTTATATCTGTCGTCATAAGCATACCCTGACTTGATTTCTTCGATTGCCCCATATAATTGGTACAATCGTTCCTTATTGATTGCTCTTGGCATATCTATAAGATAGCAGCGGCTGGTGGGCATATCGCACACCATTCGCATTACATCCTTATAATCGTTACAGAAAGGTAACTTTCTGGCTATATTATGAGCTCTCATATAGGTAACCAATGTAGACTTACCATTGTTACCGTCGGTATCTATAAGGATATTAATGCTACGTGTGTCCCACACGTTAGCGTTATCCACAATATATTGTTGCCACGGGTATAGCTTTGATATTTCCCTTACTTGACGAGGAATATATTTAACCTCGTCTGTATCTTTATATCTTTGGCCTTCTACTGCTGTATCATCTTTGAGCACGTAGAAGTCATTGTCGGTGCTTGCACTGCAAGTCATCGACATATGGATATTTGCAAAAATGTCCTTACTATGAAATAGTTTGATGGCTTCAGCCATCCTCCTTTTCTTGATAAGTGATATGCGCCCCTGCCAGTGTACATATCCACTATCACCAGTTTCCAACTGAAAAGCATATTTTTTTGCAAGGCCTGAAAGTGCATCTTTGATGGCACTACCTTGCGAAGAATAATCATCTTGCGTAGCCTTCAACGTAAAGTCATATACAGCAACAGCGTTCATGATTAGATTATTATATATACAGAGAAAATAATCTTTAAGTAGTTTTCGGTTAATCGGAGGGGGAATTTCCCCCTCCTTTTAAAAATCGGTTACTAAATTATTTTCTTACATAGGTGTAAAAAATGGTTTCTTATGTCCGTAGGTCTACCCGAAAACGTACTACTACAAACAACAGAAAGACTATCTACAAGAAGAGAACTGCGCTTCCAGCTCGGTATTATGGAGGAGCCCGCAAAGTGTATCGTAAAAGACGAACCGTGGGCAAAACACTTAATCTCTTAGGAGAAACTAAGTTACGTCCTTTGGACACTCTTTCCGAGATTGCCCCAGTTCCAATACAAATCGGAGCACAAGCATACATGTGCGCCTTTAACATCGGTGCAGCTCCTATATTTACATCAAGTAACCCTCTTAACGGTATTCAAGTAAGTCAAGGTGTCGCTTTCAACGAGCGCATCGGAAACTATTTATACTACAAGAAATCGCATGTCACTTTACGCTTAGAAATGACTGCTAAGAGCAATGCTCCACCCATTCAATTCAGAATGATTATGTTTAAACCTCGCCGTGCCGTCAACCCATCTGGTATAACTCCTTCATGGTCTACTGACGGTTTTCTTAATACTGACGGTGAATCATTTGGCCACGCCACATTAGGTACCACAGGTCTCGACCTGATGATGCAACCACTAAACAAACGTGACTGGGTTGTTTACAAAGACACTAAGTTCATATTACAGAACTACAATAACTTAGAAGACCCAGCGTCTACACCTCAACTTATTTATAACCACTATCCCGCACAAAAAGAATCTCAACTAAATTGTCCTTATTACAAAAAGAGTTACTTTCCAAGCGGAGCTATCAGTCCGACTGACCTTAACTTTTCTTATGGTATCGTATATTATGCGCATACCTTAGGTCGTTCTGGGATACTCCCAAACGGTTTTGAAGTAACAACGAGAGGGACCACTTCGTTTTGTGATCCATAAAAAAATCTTAATTATTTTAACACTGTATAATATTTCTCCGAGCCCATAGCGGCTTTACAAGCCGCTCTGGCCTCCCGCCGAGGGAAATGCATTCTGAACCATTATAGGTTCATATATTTGTGCCAATTGTGCCAACTATTTAAATTCTTTTTATATACTAATTTTTCTATTGTTACAGGCGAAGCCGCCAAAAATTAGTCTTCAATAAACGACTCAATGTCGT